GCAAAGCGCTTTCATAGAGCGAGGCCCCCGAGCGCACATCTGACGCACTCCTCAAGCCGCTTCAAAGCGAGAGATACTCAATAGGCTTGCTTATCACACTAAGGCGCTGGCCGTTGAAATCAAATGCGCGATCGCAGCAAAAGCAACTAGCAAGGCGTAGCCGCTCTCTGGAACCTTGTTCCTCATATCGGTCGTTCTGCGTGAGTGCGGGTTTCATAAAGGCAACTGCCATGTCGCAGTTGGCGGCCTCTCTCACACCAGCGGATCGTGTGGCGTGTGTGGCGGAAAGCGGAAGTCATGCGATGTCCGCTTTCACGTCCTACGTGGTGGATAGCCTACACTAGATACCGTAAATCCGCAGGACCATGCCTACGTCAACAGCGTCCGGACCGACGTAGGTATAGGTCAGCTTGGTACCTGGTTGGATGAATTGGCAGACCTTGTTCGCAAGCGCGGTCCCGAGCCAAACATCCATCGTGAAACGCGCCGACCCATTGTTGAGCGTCGTTTTGACCCAGGCGACAAGCGTATTGTAATCCGCTGGATCGATACGAACCGTCTGCGCGATCGTCCCGACATTGTCTCCGGGCCGCGACCGTTGGCGCGTGTTGCCGCCTTCCATGTCTGTTGCGAGCGGATCCAGCATGCGCTGCAGCTGGTAGCCGTTCTGCAGGATGACCGTTTTCTCGATCGGCCAGGCCGGCAATGCCATGACTATTGCCCCGTGAATTGCTTCAAGCCGAACTGCTGCGCCAGCACGCGCCGGCCGGATCCGCCCGAAAGCGAATCCGCCGTCGCCGCATCCATCGTCCGGCGCAACGTCACGGTCACGTCGCCATTTGGCGACCTGTCGATCGTCGGCTGCGCGTCCGTGTGATTGTTGATGATCACGTTAGGCGCGTCGCCGATGCCGCCGGCGGTCACCCCCAGGCGGCCATCCGAGCCGCGGCGCAGCGGCAAAATGCCCTCGTCGCCCGCCTCGCCAAACATCGCCATTGGTGCAATGGTCGGACTGGCGACAATGTCGGGAACGCCGCCGCTAGCGAACGGGATGACCTGGCCGGCCGAAAACACATTCCCGAGCGCGCTCCCGACGAGCGGCGCCCCGCCGACCGACGTTCCGCCAACCGCGCCGACGATACCGCCACTGGAATTGACGCCGGGCACGCCTCCAAGAGCAAAGCCGGAAAACGCTGACTGCAGGCCCCGCATCAACGGCTCGACAATCGTGATCTTGATGATCATCTGCTCGATCGCCTTCACGACGGCCGCCTCAAGGTCGGCAAAGCCCTGGCTCGCGGTTTTCGTCCCGGTCGTGATGTCCGTCAAACCGCTGACGAGGCTATTCTCGATCGAGGACGAAAGGCCGCGCGCAGCATTGTTAAACCGCAGTTGCGCGGCCTCGGCCGAGCTCAGCGCGGTCGCAACATCCGGATAGATATCCTTGAGCTTCTGCGCGACGGCGAGATCGCCCTCGCCCAGGAACGCCGTGTTCTGGCCGGTCCGGATGTCGGCCGCGATCTTTGCCTTTGCCAGCGCCTCGGCGGCCTGGCCGGCGCGTTCGGCGAGCGCATAGAAGCGATCCGCATACTGCTCGAGGTCCGTGTAGCCCGCGCGCTCGGCGGCCGCATAGAGCTGCGCCTCGACGCGCAGCCGCTCGATCGCGCCGGCGCCCTGCCCGGCCGCCTCGGCGTCCGCCTGCATCTTCGCGATCTGCCGGTCGACCGCATCCGTCACCTTGTCGACGTCGTCCTTGCCGCCGGCGCCCGGCAAAACCGTCGTCGACGTCTGCGCGGCCGGCGTCACGCGCAGCCTGGCCGCGGAGCCGTCGTACTGGCTCTGCAGCTTTGCGAGCAGCTCGTCGACCTGGCCGAGCGACGCATTCTCCGGCAGATTGAGGGATCCCGCCAGCACTGACGCCTGCATGCCCCGCAGGCTGCCGTTTTTGTCGATCGTCCCGCCGAGCGCCTCGACCGCTTCGCGCAGACGATAGACGTCGTTGATCGTATCGTTGAGCTGCGAACTGCTCTGCTGATCGGTCGGCGTCAGCCAACGGCCGAACAATCCTGACACGGATCCAATGCCGTCCAGGATGGTCCGCGCGAGATCCGCGGCCTGCACCAGGAGCGGCAGGACCGACGCCATCGTCGCCTTGAATTGCAGATCCCAGGCAGCGACCGCCTGCTTCCATTCCGAGTTAAACTCGCGCGCCTTGGCGACCGTGCCGTCGTCAATGATGATGCCGAGGTCAGCGGCCTTCTGTTTCATAGCCTCGAACTGGTCGACGCCCTCACGCAGGAACGGGATCCAGGAGGCCGAGAGGCCGGCGATCGCCGCGATCCGCTGCTGCACCGCCGGCGAGGCGCCCTCCATCAGCCCCATGATGTCGGTCAGGGCTTGCTTGGTCGAAATCAACTGACCGTTGGCAACCCTAATCTTGAGCCCGTTCGCTTCGAACAGCCTGCCGAACTCGGTTGCTTGTTGGCCGGCCTGGACCAGGTCCTGCGAGATCTTGTCGATCCCGGAAAAGAAATCCTTGTCCGAGACGCCGCCGGCGCGCGCCGCGTAAAGCGTCTCCTGAAATTCCCGCAGCGACATGCCGGCGAGTTGCGCATGATCGGAGAGATCGACGAGCTGTTGTGTCTGCTGGCCGACGTAGTCAACGAACGAGCGCAGGCCTGCGACGGCGACGACGGCGGCGACGCTGACGCCGGCGATCGCCAGCGTCATTCCGACGACCGAATTACCGCCGGACTGCGCGGCGTCGCCGGCGCGGCCCATGGCGTCGGAAAAGCGATCCGCGCCGGACGTGTCGGAATCGATCACGAGTTCGGTAACGACTTGCGACACTGCTCAGCCCTTTGGTTTGCGAAAGAGATCGTCGAGCATTTCGATCAGCTGGATCTCGAAAGGCACCAGGCGCACGCCGGTCAACCTGATGAAGGCGTCCAGGTCCGCCCAGGCGATCGGCTCGATCGAGAAACCCGACCGCCGGCGCGCGTTGAGCCGGCAGAACGCGTGCCAGACGTGCTCGAGCTCGAGAGGCAGCGGAGGCGTCGCGAGTTCGGCCTCGAGCTCGGCGCGCTTGTCGGGCTTGTACGTCCGTTCGAGCAGGCCCTCGAGGATCTGCCGATACGGAACGCCATCCTCTAACGTGCCGAGCTCGAATGTTTTTTCGGCGAAAGCCCTCAGCTCGTCGCGGAGGGCTGAATAAAATTTGCCTCTTCCCGCAGAAACTCGGCGATCTGTTCGAGCAGCCAGCCCTTCTTGCGATCGAGCAGCAACCGCTTCGCGGCTTCTGGGCTATACTCGATGATCTGGCCGTCGAGCTTGATCGGCGTGAAGTTCTTTGTCCGCGTCACGATGCTGTCAACGTTCTCGACGCGGATCTGCTCGAGGCTTTCCTCGTCCTCTTTCCACTTCTTGCCGTTAGCCTGCGCCTGACGCCTGGCGGCGGCTTTTTTCAACGCCGCGCCGGCGACGCGGTTGGAAAGCTCCATCGTGACCGGGTGACCAGGTCCGTAGAAGGTCCAGGTCCAGCCGGTCGGCTCAAGTGTTTTCGGATGCTTGATGAGGAGCTCTCCCTCGTCCTGCGCATCCACGGCCGATAAATCGAAACTGTTCATTCCGACATCCTTCTCATGGTGCGATGCAATGACAGCTTGGTGATTTAACATTTTGCTCTACCCGCTCCTGTTTTTTGCTGTTAAATTTTGGTGGTCACCGCACGGCCACGGGCACATGTCGGTGATGAGAACGCCAGTTGCGGTCCTGTCCCCAAAGAAGGGAGCAGTGCCATGTTCAAACGTCCTATTAAACAGACCATACCCCTCCAAGATCGACTTGCCTTATTCGCGATAGAAGTTCGCGAGAAGGCTTCGCTTCTTCCGCCCGGCGCGGAAAAAGAAGAGCTAGACGCGAGGGCCCAACGGGCGGAAATCGCCTGTCATAACATACTCGATTGGATCAACTCACCGGGCTTGCAACCGCCGAAGTAAGCCGCTCCGCGGACAGGTCCGTGCGTGCAGCGAACTTGGAGCGAGCGGTCGTGCGCCTCGAAGCGAGGCTGATCTGCTGCGAGCACGCGGAAAACCGCGCCGGACAACAGCGAGAGATGCTATTAGAAGTCCTCGGGACAGACGCCGCCTTGCACGTGAACGAATGGCTTTCGTCGCTTTGCAATCGCCGAGGTACGCCGTCGCGTCGTTGGGGGCTGAACGATGCCAGACTACCGCGCCTACATCATCGGACCGGATGGCCACGTCATTGACCGTTTCGAGTTCTTGGCCGCCGATGACGAGGCGGCGAAGCAAGAGGCCAAACAATACGTGAACGACCACGACGTCGAGTTGTGGCATCGAGATCGGAAAGTCGGCGACTTCAAACACAAGAAGTAGGACCGGATCAGTTGGCACCCTCAGGCAGGCGAACGCCGTCAAACAGCCGTCGTTTGAAACGCGATCATCGTCGGACCGAATGTGTGTTCCGCCCGCGGCTTGCTTGCTCGTATTCCCGCATATGGCGGGGGAGTGAATTTCTCAGGAGTTTCTGACGCAGCAGCTAAAGCAAGGCGAACAGATGGAGTTCGGCCTGCATCTAGATTTCACAAGAACTGGACGACCGCGCCTGAACCCGCGAAGAATGCTTGGCAGGCCCGTGATGGCACCGGCCCGTGCAGCGACGCTAGTTGTTGCGTTTGCCGCAGCCTGCGCACATGCCGCTGATATTGGTTATCTGGCTCCCCCCGGAGTCGCTGCAAACGAGTTTCCCTCGCCCCGGCGCCCTGTTGCGCGGATTGTCAGCGCACGCCGCTCTGCCGAAGAGCACCGCGACGCCCTGAATGAGGCCGGTCAAATCGCCCGTCTTCTTGAACTAAAGAAAGGCATGACGGTCGGCGACATTGGTGCAGGCAATGGCTACCACACGGTCAGGCTCTCGCACCTTGTCGGGCCCGCCGGCTCGGTCGTTGCCCAGGACGTCACGCGGGATTTTCTCATCGAACTCGCCAGGCGAACCGAACTCTTGAAGTTGACGAACATCAAATTCGCGCTCGGCGAACCACACGACCCGCGCCTGCCCGCTTCCTCGCTAGATGCCGCAATCCTTGTGCACATGTATCACGAGATAGCTCAACCCTACGCCTTCCTCTACAATCTCACGCCCGCTTTGAAGCGAGGTGCCCGGGTCGGAATTGTCGACCTTGAGCTTCCGACGTCGGAGCATGGCACGCCAATTGAGCTCTTGCGTTGCGAACTGTCCGCCGTCGGCTATCGCGCGGTCGCTACATATGAGCTCGCAGGGGACGGCGGGTACCTGGCGGTGTTCTCTCCGCCGGAGGGAGCGGGTCGAAAATCTCCCCAAGATATCGTTGCTTGTGGGGATCGTGCCGGCACCCGCTGACACCTAGTGAACGCCAGCAGTCCGTCCCAGGAGCCAATTTCGGAATCCCCGATCGATTCAAGTTGGCGACATCCCGCTCAAGCGGCCGTGGTCTGAAACGAAATCATCGTCGGATCAAAACCGTTCGCCGTGTCGGTCGCGACGCCGACCAGGCCAGCGGGGATCGAGATCGTCTCGGTTCGCGCCCCGCCCTGCTTAGTAAAGGCCGAGGGATCAACACTGCCGAGCGTAAAATTCGGCACGGAGATCGACAGGAAATCCCTTGGCTCGCTCGTGTTGTCGACCGCGAGGACGTGCAGCGTGTAGCGCGTCTCCGTGATGAAATCGGCGAGCCTCGCGAGGCTCTTGCGCAAGGCCGTGAGGTTCATGCTGACCTGCAGCGGCGCCGTGAACACGTCCGGCGAAAACCTCTGACCGCCGGATCCAAATGTCGCCGGCGCGCTCGGCGAGATGTTCAAGGTCAGGTCGAAGGACGTCAGCTCGACCAGGTCAACGCCCCCGAGCCGGATGGTCGCGTCAACGACCGAGAACGGAGTATCGATCGTCGCGACCGGGTTCGCGAAGTTTGGCGGAGACCCGGCCGGCGGCGCTTGAATCTGCCCCGTGCCGACCAGCGACGGATCCGCCATCAGCAGATTGTTTGCCGAGGACATCGAGAACTTGATCGAGCCCCAGACGCAATCCTGCACGATCGTCGACTCGTCGATATCGCCCTCAAGCTCCTCGATCGTGAAATAGGACTTGAGCAGTGTGGCCGGATTGATCAGGCGCTTGCCCGGCCTGGTCAGCGTGCATGTCGTGTCCGCAACCGCGTTCGCCGTCAGCGTCTCGGCCGTCGTGATCTTGTTCGCCGACAGCGCAGCAACGCGCAGATTGCGATTGTTGTTCGCCGCATCGGGCAGGCCGGTTGCGCGGAACACGTCGCCAACCCGAAACCCCATCGCGATCGGGCTACCCGTGTTCATGAGGATGCCATCCGCGACCGTCGTCAGCGACGTGAAATCGGCCTGTGTTTTCGAGAGGACATTCGTGTCCCAGGCCCCGCGCATGATCGCCTCGATGATCGGATCGAGCGCGCCGAGCGAGGCCTCGGCATTGTATGCAGCCGTGATCTGTTGCGTGCCATGCCGGCCGCGCGTGGACAGGCCGTCGCTGCGAATCTCCGCCGACGCGATCGCCGACTTTGCCAGCTTCACGCCGTTGCCGCCGGCGATGCGCAGCACGCTTGCGCCGGCGCCGTTCGCCGGCACGCCGAGGGCCGCCTGCTTCTTGTACGCGACAAGCGCATTAGATCCAGTTTGATAGGTCGTCGACATCGGCGCGAACTCCCGGCGTTAAGCGATGAAATAAAACTCGAAGGGGATTGAGACGGTCACACCGAACCAGTTGCCGTCATCACTTGCGGAATCGCCGCCCTGCACGGACGGCCCCAGACAAACGACCTTTGCGCCAGGCTCATCGCTGTAGAACGTCTCCGCGCGAAAGACGTCGCCGACCTGCCCTGCGATCGCGAGATGACCGACCAGGCCGAAACCCTTCCGCACAAAGACGTGGACGACGATATGTCCCGTTGTCAGCCAGGTCTGATTGCCTGGCAGGCCCACCCCGCGCAGAATGGTCTGCGCCTGGATCACCTCGAAATAAACCCACGGCGACGCCGGCGCCGGCGGCCAGGGATTTTGCGGCGGATCCTCGTTCTGATACTCGACCGGCGCCGCGGTAAACGCGCCCTTGAAGCGCGCCTGCATCGCGGCGACCGCGCCAGCCCAATCCGCCATTTACCTGCCCTTGATTTCGAGTGCCGGCTGCCTGACGAGCCAGTCCTCGCGCGCCTTGTCGGACAGCTTTCGACCAGGCCGCAGCCGCCGGGAAAACGACGCGTACGCCTGCACGCCGCCGAACCGAACCGGCATGAATGTAAATTTGACCG